TCCGATACAGCTCTGCCCACCGCCCTGCCAGTCGCCAACCACCGGAACATCACCGGGAATGAAACTAGTTGTTCCCGGTGTGCCACTCGGCTGAGTGCCGCCTAGCTGGTAGGTAAGATCTCCACCAGTCACCACGCCGTCCCAGAGGCCGTTGCCGTTCGCGTCAACATACCAGGCGCCCGTGCTGCTGCGATAGAAACCGACGCGCGTGTGGCCATTGCCACTCCAGTCGCCAGACACTGGAACGTCACCAGCCTGGATGCCACCAGGCGGAATGAAGGTCTGAATCTTGGTGTCGCCAGCCTGATACGCCCCGGTGCCCGTGGGGTCGGTCATGAAGTACGAGTTTGCTGGACGAAAGATTCCTAGGTGGTCCCGTATCTGTCCCGTGTCGCCAGCTTCCGCAGCGCTATTCGGCGTTGTCTGCCCACGCGATGCGATAACAGCATCAGCGCCGACTCCGGGACCAGAGTATCCGCAGTTCGGAACACTTCCAGGGAACTGGCCGATACTTGTTTCATCGGGCATTCGCGCGACGCAAAACGACAGATTCTGGAATGCCGCCATACAGCAACAGAAATCGGTGTTGGGGTCACATTTGTTAGCGGCCTGCTGCCCGGGTGTCACGTGGGTGCACGCCGTATATTCGCTGTATTGATATCCAGGACTGTTCGCCGGCCCTTGCTTTTCTTCCACGCCGAAAAAGTACGAAATGCTCGGTCCGATATTCTGGTTGCAGTACTTGGTCTGCTTGCGATTGGCAAGCACGTATCCATAGGGGAGACTGTGTGTCTTTGGGATGAGAGTCGCCTGATTCACAGACAGAACAACGCCGGTCGATCCTCCCTGAATTAGATCTATTTGCCCGATTCTGGCTGAGTTGAGCGTGTTCACCCATTCAGCACGGCAACTAGTCGCACCGCCATCCGCGTTGGCTGCGGGCCCAAATGGCTCGGCGATACCTGCGATCACATCAAACTCGAACCGGTCTGGCCCAGGACCGCTAATATACATGGGCTTGTACTTCGTGAAGATATTCTCTCGAGGTTGCCATAGATACTCGACAGGAGGTGTTCCGGGGCGCGGGAGAAGCGTCTCGAATTCATCATGGATGTAGGCCTCCATGTATACTCCCTGGCTGCCAATCGGCTGATTGCAGGTGGCGTTATACTTTGCCCAGAAACCCGTTGGCGTGGTGGCTCGGAGTGCGCCCGTTGGAGCGAGCAAATCGTTATTTGAATCGAATGGGAAGATGCAGCCGGTGTTAACCGTGCCATTGTAAGCGGAACTTCCACTGGCACAATTGGCGTATACAGTTGACGCAAAGTATCCGTCCACGCCGTCCATGGGTGACAACAGAGCGGCCGTCGCCGCAAGCCGCGTAACCTTGCCAATGCGCGGGAAGCGATCAGCTATACGCCGGTTCTCCTTCAGAAAGTCCACCGGGTTCATGTGGAACGATTTGACCAGCGCCTCAAACTCCGTTTTTATTTCCTCGATGTTGTTGGTGTCGACTGCGGTGTCCGACTTGAATCCATCTATGAAGGAGGCAAGATCTGCCGCCTTCGCCGCGCCCTCGAAAAAGCGCTTACGCAGTGTGGATTTGTCGCGGATGATCTGCTCCCAATCGGAGCCCCCGTAAAAGTCCCCATTGTCGAACATCAGGAACACGATGGACCCTTCAGTGGGGTCCTTGTCGTATGAGTATCCGGCGTTGCATCCACCCACGGCATTGCTGGCCTTTTGCCAAAAAGGGGCAATCGTAACGGTCTGGCCAGTCGTCACATTCACATCCGTACTGATTCCATCGGCGTAGCACGTATATGGTTTCCCTCCGATCCGGTAAGCCGAACCGAGAGATACGATCGCGTGCTTCGACTCGTTCTTGATGGCAAAGGCGCTAGATGGAAGCCTGTAGGAATTAGGCAGCCCGGCAAATTCGGGGTCCGAGTACCTGATAATGCGGATACCAGGGATGTTCGGATCGATGATCTTGACCGCGGACTTGGGCCTCTCCTCTTCCGCCGGCAGAGCCGCGGCGATCTCCGACAGCTTGGGCTGCGGATGCTCCTTATGCAGTTTGATGCGCGGGTCAGGCGCGAGAGGACCAACATGGTCGGGGTCAGGTTTAGGATTCACCATTTGCGTAAATCCAGTTGAGCACAGCAAAAAGGCCGCCGCGAGGGATACCATCGGTTTCTTCATTTGGTTTAGCTCACTTCCTTTAAGGACAAATAGCTAACAGATAATCAGGTGATAAAATCTTCTTAAGTGCCTACGCACTTTTCCAAATCTCTTTCTGGACAGAAAAACAACCTACAAGTAGCCCGAGGGCGGAGGCGCCCGCCCTCACCGAGCTCCGTTGTGTTCTATGCGGCCGACTGCCGCAACACCGCAATAGGATTGGTGCCGGCATTAACGAGCTGGCTGTCCAGGCGCTGGAATGCGATAAAACCCACCTGAAGGTAGTCTGCCCACCTCTCAGTCAAACGAAGCAGGGTAGTACCTCCAGCAACCTCGCGAACCTTGAACGTGCTCAGATCACCGAACAGCATCGAGTAGGCATTTGCTGCCGGAATGTCCATGTCGTTGTTAATTACGTACTCGTTCCCAAGAATCTGCGGTTTTGCGCCTTCCATTACCGCCGCGCCTTGCTGAAAACTCGCGGTTAATCCAGGCTGCCAGAGTGGGCGATTGGAGCCATCGACCAGCTTCTTCAGCAGCTTCAGCATGGTGTCGGAGAACATCCACTTGCTGGACGTGTTCTCCCTGTATGCAGGGTCAACAGAATGCTGGAGGTCGACCAGATTGTTGTATCCAATGCTGGCCGTGTTGCCCGCACTCAGCGTCAAGATATTTCCGGAGGCTACAACCGCGGGCGCGATACCAGTTGGTTCGGACGAACCGGTGCCAGCCGTGCACTTCCAGTTGAACAGCCGGCCGAGACGAATTCCGAGAACATTTGCGAGCAGTTGATCCAGGTCAAAAAAGGAATCCTGCATCAGCGCAAGGGGGATCAAGACCAGGTCAGACGAGCCAATGTAGGCCTGAAACGTCACCTGGCCGAATACCAGATCCGTCTCGACTACCTGAACATTCTGACCTATGATACGGCCACGGTTCGAGGTGTCGTTGATTGTCGGCCACGGAAACGGATTACCAGTGCCCGTTGTGAACTTGCCGACAGTTCCAGCGATACCACCAAACCATTTCTTGGCATCCTCTAACATCCCAGAAAAGCCTTGCGGTACCACAAAACCGCCCTGGGGTCCGCTCGTCGTCGACATGTTGTTTTGCGCTCCGGCAAAATTCGGCAAGAACCGAGATTGCATAAGCTCGCGATCGCCTGTTTCCAGCGCTTCCATGCCATTGCGAACGTAACGGCCAAACGCCTTGGCCTGCGGATCCCGCTCGGACTCACGCCGACGTTTCTCCGCGGGACTCAAACGGAAACTGTCCTGGATGCGCTCGATCGACGTATCATCAATCGTCACCACCCCACCAGGTGTTCGACTAAGCGACTCCTCGATGAAATCATTCTTCTCCGCGATCTTGACACTAGCCTCAATGCGCTCGTAATCCTGGCGCATGGCCTGCCATTTTGCGACCTCTTCGCTCGTGAGACCGCGGTTGCCCTGAGCCTCAGCTCTGGCGGTAACAGCTCGCATATTCGTTGCGATGCGGTCCAATTCCTGACGCATTTGCAGTGCGTAAGCCATTGATTCTCCTCGACGTACTAAAACGTCTTTTTTATATAAATTAGGGGAAATTGTCTCGCCCTAAAAAGCGCACAACTCACTCGCTCGGCTTAAATGCCGGTAGCGTTGGTGCTATTTAGGAGCGATATTTGCTGCCGGTTTCTGCGATGCCTCGCAAAAAACCAAGCTAACTCTGGTTGCCCGCGACTACCCTGGTAGCCGTTGCCCAGACTGCATTGGACGGTCAGGTCCGCTGCTTATAAGCCCGCCGTGACCCTGGCCACGGTTGCCTAGCTTGCATTCGCGAGTTAGCTTGAACAGGTCTTGCCTCGCAAGTGCTTAAAAACATAATCGCTCACATTTGTCGATTCTGTCAACGCCCATCGTTGAACAATTTTCGAAGCTCCTCAATTTCCCTTTGTTGGCGGACGCCATCGGGCAGCCGCTCGTGCTGCAGCTCCGCCACTGCATCCGGAAGGATTGCGCCCAGGACGCGCTTGATCGTCTCGATGTCGTCGTGCTGACGCTCGATGAGCGCTATCAGGCACTTGCCGCCCTGCTGAAACTCCGCAACCCGACGCTCAGCCGCCATTACGCGCTCGAGGGTCTTCATTCCGCCGCCGGCGATCCGCTGCAACATCTCGCCCAAGGGCAATCTCTCGCCAAAAACCTCGATCTGCTCTTTAAGTTCGTCCATTTTACCAGTAAGTCCTTTAAAATCAAGATATTTTTCTATTAATTCCCCGCCTGGCGTTTATCCGGG